AGCTTACCAGGGCAAACTTTTAGAGGCTCGGCAAAACGACTATAAGGACGAGGTAGTTTTAGCGATTCTCACACTCCCCATAATAATTTTGGCCTGGGGGGTTTGGTCGGACGATCCGGCCGCTATGGAGAAGATTAAAATTTTCTTCGAGCATTTTCAGGCACTTCCAAGTTGGTTTACCAATCTCTGGATTTTAGTCTGCGCCAGCATATTCGGTATAAAAGGCACTCAAATATTTAGGGGTGGTAAAAAATAAGCTAGACATCAATTAATAAAAACAATATAAACAATCAAGGAGAAAACTATGAGAAACGATTTTGGAACAAGACCCTTTGCACCCAGATTCCCTTACAAGAGCGGAAAGTCTGTCAAGAAGCAAACTGCTGATGACAAACTAGACGAATCTTTAGGTGAAAGACGTGGTAAAGAATCTACAAAAACACAAAGCTACAAATCTAGACGAGACGAGTCTAGAGGCGCATCAAAAGCATAAGGATAATTTAAAATGGCAAATACAAGTCGTGAAAACAAACTAGAAGAACTTGGTCGTGTTGATGCTGAAAAAGCATATAGAAAAAAAGGTAAAAAAAATCTTAAAGCGGAGAAAAAAAGAATTGTACGTGAATTGCATTCACATGGCGGTTCTGTAGGTTCTAGAGGCGTCGCTAAAGCGGGCTTCGGAATAGAGATCAAATAATGACTACTGATTCAAAAGTTAAATACTCTCAAAGCGAAGAGGCTACAAGAAATAGAAGAAAAATTAAGCTTAAAGGAAGAATGGACAAGTACAAGAAACGTAAACTTGCTGATGCTTCTAATAGAAAACAGGAGGTATTAACAGACCTTTATCTTCAAGATAGAACAACTGATTATGGCACTCCATATACTAAACATACAGGACCAGAAACTACCCATCATATGAAAGAAGCAAGTACAAAAGACTTCCCTGGTTTTGACCAAGCTCATAGAATTAGAGGTGGTTTAAAAAAAGGAGGACGTGTAAAACGTTCTACGGGAGTAGCAACACATGGTTTCGGAAAGGAGATTAGATAATGACAAATAGAAGAGGAATAA